CAAGTGGTGATGGCGAAGCCTTGATCGTCTTATCATATACACTATTTTTTACAATATCAAATTGAGTAGTTTCTAGTAAAGAAATTGTCGAACTTGCATAATCATTTAAAATTTCTTCTTCGAATAATGTATATCTAAATCCATTTCCTTCAAATGATACTACAGTTTTATTTTGTATATCTGCTATAAAAACGTCAGTATTCGAAATTCTAGTTTTAGTGACGTTATTAATTATATTTCCGTAATTGGGAATATCTACAAGTGGATTTAACTTTAATATCACCGCATCATTTTCGGACATCGATGCGTCTAAAAATAAATCAACAAAATCATTTACTCTAACAAGATAATTATCAATTCTTTCATTTTGTATAAATGAAATTTGTTTTTCTGCGTATTCCTCTAATAATCTTTGATAATAATGAACTAACTTTCCCGCCTGATTACTTAATGTATATTCATGCGTTATTGGATTTGATATTGATGGATCATTAAATGTTGGGCCAGTAAGCAAATTTGTTATACCATTTGCAAAATTCATGGTAAGATTTGCGGAGGCCTTATCAGATTTAAAACTCAAAACATATTTCGTTTTAGAATCTAAAATTCCTAATCGAATGATATTGGAGACTAATTCGGCTTTAAGACTATTGATATTATTAACAATAAAATCTGAATGAACATCAAGTTCTCCAAAAATTTGAATTTCTCCAAAAAATTGTAAACCAGCAGGATGAATAATGTTCTTTATAGTATCTGAATATTTTTTATATGTTAATCCACTTTTAATAACATAAGAATAGTCTTGGTAGTAATATGAATCTTGAATTTTTTTAAATGAAACTTTTCCATCATCATTCTTCCATTCGCCATCTTTAACGCCTGAACCGGAGATTATTGGAGTTAAAACTGCATTGCCATCTCCAACTGTAGATACGTTTACGTTAGCATTCGTATAATTTATTCCAAAATTGCTAACTTTAATAGCTCGAATTGATCCGATACCTGCTATATTATTTGCAGTATCTACCGAAACGTTTGCACTTGTTCCCTGTATTCCAGTAACAATTAAACTTGCACCAGATCCCGTCGTAGTCGAAATTGATATTAATGGTAGACTTGTTAAAGTATAACCTGTTCCAAAATTTGTTAATTCTAATCTTTTGATTGGACCTTTAACTTTCCAATCTTCATTTTTAATGATATCATAATAACTTCCGTCAGCTTTCATTTGAAACCCGTCTTCAAATAAAAGATCAAATGTTGTACTTTCAACAATAGACGCGACAACACCAGCAGCACTTGTACCAGAACCACCAGTAAAAATTAGAGTGTTTCCTACACCATAATTTGTTCCTGGATTAGCAATTCTAATTAATTTGTCTGTTAAAAAACCAGCGGAAGAAACGATTGTATCTTGTAATGTAATCGTTGGACTTTTATAATATCCAGAACCTCTATTAATAACAGATACTTTAGAAATTTCTCCAAGAGTATATGTATTTGCACCAATAATAGCTGTGTAAGTATTTGCTAATTCTGTTACTTGAACAATTAATCCAGATCCGCCAGTTTCAAAATTATTAATATATGCTTGCGTTCCTAATCTATATCCATGTCCTATGGAATTTATTTTTAATGAATTAATTGGAGATTGTTGAATTGATGATACAATAGCTTCAGCTTCACTACCGTCACCGGAAATAATAATTTTATCAGAAACTTTATAACCGGATCCACCATCGTTGATGACAAATCCAGAAATTATTCCATAAATTGTAGTTCTTAAAGAATCATCAGAAACATCTACAATGATTTCATTGGCTCTAAATTTTCCACTCAATAATTTGAGCGTCATCTCAGCAACTTCTTTTGATCCTACAAAAAACTTTTTAATATCTATAACGTTTGCGAAAACGTTCGAATCTATTCCATGAATTGTCTTTTCGGAAAACTCAAAAATTCTACTTGTAACAGCTGTGCGAATTATTTGTGTTTGCTCAAATTTCCCATTAGATATTCTTAAAACGTCTTCGCCGGGATAATAAAACTCTACATTTTGGTCATATAATAATTTGAACAAAAACCGATAAGACTGTTCATTACTTTTAGATTCGAAAAAGTCTTTAAATTTTAGAGCGAGAAGTCTTTTATTTCCATAATAATTTTTTGGTATACTTTCATATAGTTCTTCTCTAAGGTAATTTGTATATTTGTCTATAGAATATTCAACAGTTCTATTGTCTAATAGTTGACCACTTTCTCTTATTACATTATCTTTGACAATTTTAATTATTGCGGTGGCGTTTGATGTTTTGCCCCTAATTGTTTCGTAAATCTCAAAAGGCAAACTTGATTTCGATGAGATAATTAACTCATCATCTGCAATTTGTTTAATTATTCCTGTAGATTTGCTAGTTTGTCCTACAATAGTTTCATTTCTAATAAAATTTCCACTTTTATTGATAAAAGTAATTTTTGTAGTTTGCAGCCATTCATAATATGCTTTTAAAAAAAGTGCAAATTTTTCGTTTTCTAAAAAGAAATTATTTCCAAAAAACGAGTCAACCTTTAGAGATGGATTGAACTTCGGATTATACATTTTTATCTATTTAATAAGTTAATTGTTTTGTCATCTAACATAGTTATAGTTACATCAGAATCGCGAATTTGGATGATTTGTTTTCTTAATGGTAAAATATCTTTGTTTTTTGGAATTGCTGTCAATTTTAAAGTGCTACTGCCATCATAAAATGAACTTGGAGCAAATGAATTTAAAATAATTTTTCCAGTTGTATAATCTAATGTTCCAGCGGTGTTTAATACTCCAACAGTTAAACCACGAATTGTTCTATAAATTCTAAGAATTCCATTATTTTCTTCAAGATAGCAGTCTTCAAAGCCGTTGTATGCGAATGAATTTGATGTTAATTTGTTTCCAAAACCATATGGATGTGTTGATGGTCTTCCTTCTGTAGAATTATCAATAGGATTTGAAAAACTAATTTCATATCTTGTCGGCACATTTAAACTTACATTTTGTTCGATTCTCATCGATATAGATAAATCACTATTTAAAATTGATCGATCTGCAAAATCTATTAAGCGATTTAATTTTGAAAATCTAAAATATTTTGAGAAAGAATTAATTTCTACGGAATTATAATTACTAACAACATTCTGTATTAAAGAAATTAAATCACCTTCAGTTAAAGATGTTTCGTCTGAGTTATATTTTGATGTAATATCAATTAAAAGATACATATATTCAGGATCAACAATTTCTGTTGATATAGTTAAAATCTTTTTTGGTTTTATTATAGTTTTAATTAAATTTTCTTTTTCCGTAGCTGTCAAAGAATTTCCTACAGTTGGCTTAACTGCAATAAAAACTTTTCCATATTCTGGAGGATCATTATCTTCTCCTCCCCACACAATTACAGAATTTACAGTAGACTGCTTCAATAAAAGAGCTTTATAATCTTCAGCAGTAACAACTCTATTTTGTGCCGTATATGATTTAGGAGCATTAAATTTAATTGATGAAATTGATTCTCTTTCAGATCCTCCAGATGATGGATCTGAAGCAGAAAAATTAATACTTGTCACATTAAGAATAGAATCGTTGTAAGTCAAATTTAAAACATCATTTGCATCTTTGCCGTTTGTTACTAAATATTCAATAGTAATAATATTTCCATCATTTAAAGAAACTCCAAACGATCCATCCCCAAATTTAATTTCAAACTGACCATCTTCAACTTCTTCTAAAAAATAAATTCCAGAGTTATTATTAATTTCGACTAAATTATTTGGCTGAATAAATGTTCTTGTTGCACTATCAACACTTGAATTTGTTACACGAACAGAAATTGTCGAAGTGTCTACATTTGGATTTGGTATTAAAAATCTTTGTTCAGGATCTATAAAAGATACAACATATCTTCTAGTTATAGGTGTTCCTTCTTTTAATATCACATTTCCAGTGTAATTTTCTTGAGAATAAACTGTTATCGCTTCTTGTGTCAAAAAACTAAATGTTGAGTCATTAATCTGTCCAGTAAATTCTGTATTTTTTGGTATTGTAATTGATGTTGGAGAATTTGCTGCAATTACAGTAATTGTTCCAGAAATTTTAGCTGCGCTTGTTGATCTTGGAATATAATTTAATGATTTAGCTAAGTTAACAACAGTATTTCTTTTTTGTGCAGTCGATAGAAATGCTTCTGATGCGACCATATTTAAATAAAACGCATTATAATATGTATTGTAAGAAAGTAAATCTAGAAGAGTTGAAATACCAGATGCTTCAAAATTGTAATCTCTAAATTCATCTTGAGATTTCAAATAATTTTTAAAATTAATTTTGATTGAGTTGAAATCTAACTCATTTACTTTCAAATTATTATCTGCAGCCATTTATTAAACCTTGGTAATTGATGTTGTTACTGATGAGCTTAAATTGGTATTTTTTATTCTATATTCGACTTTTATATAAACCTCTGTGTCATTATTACTCTGATCATATATGACTTGCACTCTAAGAACATCAATTCTAGGTTCAAATTTAAGAAGAGCATCATTTATCATGTCTTTTATGGAATCTTCAGCAAATGGATCCCTATTTGAAAATAAAAAACTATTAATAGAACATCCAAATTCAGGATAAAATGGTCTAGATCCTTTAGCAGTTTTCATTATATTTAATATAGATCTTTTAACAGCAATATCATTTATAACTGGACGAATGTCTCCACTCACAGGATGAGGAGTAAAATCTAAAGGTAAATCTTTAAAAAAAGTTACAATAGCCATATGTATTATTTATTCTGATTTTTCTATAATCTTTAATTCTTGAATTTCTTTTCTTCGTTCTTTTGCTAACTTTGAAAGTTCTGCTAATGCTTTTCTTGCTCTTGTACCAGCAGCTTTATTTCCTTTTTCTTCAAACTTTTGATTTTCTGAAAGATAAGTTTCAAACATGCTAATTAGATTATCGTGATTTGCCATAATAGTATCCTTAATTTAAATTTGACAGAGTGCTTGACAAGTGTTAATATCAGTGTGTTGACCGTCTATAGATAATACTTTAAGGTGTATTCTCTTTACAACATTCGGGTGGTACTGGTAATAATTTAGCTTCTTCAATTCCAGCAGCAATAGAAGTTGGTGTTAACGAAGCTCCTGGATCAGTAATACTTAATGATGTGCTACCAGTCATTGCGTATACTTCGCCAGTAATATTGATTATTGGTTTATTGATAATAATAGAATTTTCATCGACAATAATTGTACCGTATCCATTTTTTCTATGTTTAATTAATACTAGATCTTCTTTAATCAGAATTGTATTTCCTGTAGACTTCTTAGTGATATTAACAGTATTATTTCCAATATCAACATAGTTACCATCAAACAATGGATGTGCAAATACTGAAACTTGATCTTCATGAAGAAGAACAGTATTTCCTGAAGATGTTTTAGTAATATTGATAGTGTTGCTAATGTTTAGAGTATTGTTTGCAAATATTGAAATTGCGTTTCCAGAAATTGTAATATTGTTTGAAGATATTGTTAAGTGTGTATTCGCTTTTATATTTAGATTGCCATTTTTTAAGACTTCAATTATTGTTCCATTTACATCCAAAACAACTGATTCTTTTTGCTTAACTATATCAAAGTTTCTAGTTAGATTTGGTTTCACTCCAAAGTATTCTGATGCTTCTTTAGGAATTCCCGGAATATATCCCAAAATAGCCGGCTCTTGTGCTGCTTCCGAATCAAGAAAAAAACCAAACACCCATTCACCAACTCTTGGTGTACCATATAGATTCGGAGTGTTTAGTGGATGAATTGCAAGGGCCCAAGGTAAATCTTCTGTCGAAACAGAATTATCTTTAATTGGTGGATGATATCCAAAACATCTAACTTTGCATCGACCAAGATTCAAAGGATCCTCTATACTTTCAACTACACCAATCCACCAAATAAATCCGTCACGTCCAAGAAAATTTCTCATTAGTGTCCCATGTGTTTAAAATATTGTATTTCACGTTCTTGCTGTGCAACCCATGCATCAGATGGCTTTCCTTCACCTTTGTAATATCGTAAAGGTCTACCAGTTTTCTTAGAGACTAAAGCCCACTTACCATCTACTTGTTGTAGTGTTTCAAATAGTTCTGGTCCGTAGACTTGCTCTTCCCATTCTTCATTTGAAAGAGTAGCTCCTTTAATCATGTCTTTATATCGTTTCATAGCTTATCCAAATCTGATGTATCGACAGAACCTTCTGGAGTATTGTCTCTAATCCAAGTGAGAAGTTGCTTTTTAATTTCAATTTCTTTCTTTGCTGGCTTGCCTGGATCTTTTAAAGTTAAGTATTTAAAATCTTTCACAACAATATTACCATGTGTGTCTTTATATGGCTTATTAGTCTTAGGATCAATCACGACAATCGTATTTTCTGGATTATTTAGAATGACGTAAATGCCACCTTGAACTTCTTTAGGCATTGAATGTGTGACTAAACCATAGACTGTTTGTGCAGCACCTTTGTGTGTTGCTAATAGAACATCGTCTGGAACAACTCTTGCTCTAGACTTATTGTTCTTGATTGCAATCTGATAGTTTGTCAAAACCCAGGTAACATGAATGTCTTTTTCTTGATACCCAGCAGCAAATAGTTTTGGTAGAACATCAGTCATATCTGTAACATCTTTGAATGTGCTATCAAAAATAATATTTGGAAGTGTTCCTTTCTCTGCACCATCTAGCATCAAGTCTAAAGTTTTATCTTTAACACCAGTTGCACGAACTAGCACATGAAGAATATATACATGAGTTGGTGTCTTTAAATTGAGATCAGACATACCAAGACCTTTCTCAGTCAATTCTCTATCAATAATTGCTCTATCTTTGTCGGAGATTTTATCTCCATACTTTGCTAACAAATCTTTAGTTGTAAACTTTTGAAGAGAATCGAGTTTTTGAAATGCAAGTTTCATTTCGTCAACGTCACGAACTTTGAAATCACTTCCCGGCATAAAGTTCTTAATTGCAAATCCTTTACCAGATCCGGCGCCACCAGCAAGAAATACAATCTGTCCATATTTCTTTCCGTTGTTATAAAGAATCTGTTTCTCGCAAAGTTGATTTGCATGAAAGTCTTTCATTAAAACAAATTCTGAAAAAGATAATTTTATTGAATTTTTCATTTTATCTATTTCCTATTTCTTTTTTAATTAATTTTTTAATATCGTCAAAAGAAGCATCATATTCTGTGTGTTTATCATAATTTAAGGGTGAAGAACCTCTACTTAGTTGCATACTTTTTATATATTTTGACGATGATATTGAATGTATAACTGAAGTTACCAAATATCTACCAGAATACATTTGATCTAGTTCTGGATATGATGACTTTGGATTTGTCGTTATGGAAACCTGACTTGGTGCAGCAAAATTTACAACATTTCCTATACCAATTGTATTTGTTGCCCCCTGAATTGTTACTAATATTTTAAACATACTTTTAGAAAATTGTCCATATACATGATATTTTAACCAATCACTTCTATTAATTGGATCATTAATACTCGATAATATAACTCTTCTACCAGGAGTTTCATTTTCTTTATCGTCGTATGTATTAAATGTATTTAATGAAGATAATAATTTATTCGAATAAAAATCTTCAATTTCTGAACTACCTTTCGTATAACTTATTTTTTCAACGCTATGTGTTCTATCAATAGGATTAATTGAAGAAATTGTACTATTATAAAATCCCGAACGCATTCCAGTAACATGATTAAAATTTTCTAATATTTCAAAATTGGATGCTCTAATTGTAGATGATTCGGATAAAGCTGTAAGTTTTGGACTAAAAATAATAGTTTTAATCTGCCCTTGTTCAGAATCTCTTATTAATTTTTCGACACTACCGAAATAATGAGACGCCGTGAATGGTTTTCCTTCCGGGTAATTTCCAAAAATTGGAACAAATCTTTCAAAAAATACAAAATACTTTCCTTTGCTACAAGATCTTTGTGTTAGATAATCGATTGCTTTATGTGGGGAAAGACCCGTGCTTATAAAAGGTTTATTTAAAGTTAATCCTGGGTCTTCTATAACAATGTCATTCAAACTCATTTCTTTATAAATTGAATGTACTGTTTGTATAACACTACTATTTTTATAACTTTTAAATAAATTTTTCTTTAAAGATTTTACGGTCGAATTTGATGTGAAAAACAAATCAAATTGTTTAGCCAAGTTTACTTGAGAAACATCTGCTTTTGAAATTCTTGTTATAATTAAATCTTCTCTCCATATAATAATATCATCAACATTTGGTTTACATATTTTTAATATTAATCTTTCTCCACCATGTAATACAAATTTTTCTAAACCACCAGCAGTGTCACTTATTGTTATTTTTCCACTAATACTTGATGCAAAAATACTTTCTTCTATTAATAAATCTGAAAAATAACCTTTGATATTAATACTAATTCCAGTATGCATTCTTATAGCTATTTTTTTTATGTCTACTGATCCTCCAATATTATTTGGAATACTTGAATCTTTTTTTATTACAACTTTGTTATTAACATTTAATGTTTTAGTTGAACTACCAGAAATGCTTGTGCTGGAAAGTTGTTCTAACGAATTTTTATTTAAAATTAATAATGCCATTTTATTGAACTGGTTTATATTTTATAGACTTTAATTGCGTTTGAAGTTCTCCGACAAGATCTCGCCTAACTAATTTTATTCTAGATTTAGTAATGTTTTTTCTTATTTCATATTCGTAAATACTTTCGGAACTTCTATTAGCTTTATTTAATGATGTGTATGTAATTTCATCTATAATATTTTTATGTTTATCATAGTAATATTTTATTGTATTTACTGTGTACTCTATACTTCCATATTTTTCAATCAAATAATTTTCAAACTCTGCCCTATCTTTTGGCCAATCTTCATAGATATTGTAAATGTCATTAGATAATAAAATTATCCAATCTAAAAAAGGATCTCCATAAAATTTATTAGCGACATAATCTGGCTTTTCTCCATCTTTGACAAAATACGGCTGATATGCAATACCTCTATAATTTTTTAAAAAATCTTTAATTTTAAGTGATTGAGTTATATCAACAGCTCCAATATAATCATATTCATTTACTTTGTATGAAATTTTTGGGTATAAACTAAATATGCTCATTATAGTATCGCTGCTCCATTTTTATATTGATCTGTAGCTCTACCTGCAGTAATAAGAACTGCTTCTCTTAGTGAAATAGTCAAGTTTACATCAGTGGGAATATAACCAGACGCATCGTCTTTTCCATCAAAAAATGTCATTTTGTTTTGTGTGCCATAATCTACAGCTACGCTTTCAATCATACAATATTCAGATTTAAATAAAGATACGAGTTGTGCTCCGCCAGTAGCACCTCCTTTATAGAGTATTAGCTCTAATACACACATATCCGGATATCCAAATATAAATGCTTGACCACTATTTTGGACAATCTGATCGATTGTAGCTTCTGCATCATCTGTTAAAATTGATTGATTATTAACGAAGTCTTGATATGCTTTTATGAATGCCGGATCATTTTCTCCACCGGGATATTTTGCTGTATCTTTTGGATCTGGTGCAGTTTCATCTCCAGATCTTTGTAGTTGATTACTTGTCTCGTGTCTTCCAAAACTAGAAATAATTTCATCGATTGAGTTCATTCCGCTTGTTACTGGAGATGATGCCACTCTAAATGTAGAAATGATATCTATCATTTTTTCTGCTTCACTCTTAGCATGTGGTTTCATACTAAATGGTAATTGAAATCTCCTAAATGTTGGTCCTTGATAAATTAACTGTTGAAAGGTATTCAACATCATTCTTTGTAAGAATTCGACTTGTGTTTTTCCTGATTGACCTGCGCTTGCAGCATATCCAGTTGCTCCAGAAACACCCTGTACAATTTGTTTTTGTAATCCTTCAATCCATGAAGATCCTAATTTTCCTATCTCTTTACCCAAATTACCATCGAATATGTTTGATCCTCCGGGGGATCCCATAATTCCTTGTGCTTCTTGCCATCCATTTGATAAAGATGAATTGAATGTTCCTCCAAGTCTTATATAAATAGTTGGCGCAGTTACTCCAGATAGCATCTCTCCTTTAGGATTGTAGAAAGTAAACTTGGCCATAGGCATTGTAAACTCTCTATTACCAAAATCGCCACCAAAAATTAAAGGGCCTGTTGCTGGATATCCAGATTCTCCCGACGTGACAGTTCCAAATATAGATGTTGCCACTAATTATACTCCTATTTAATATTTTTTTATAAACTATTTATGTCATATAAAGGTAAATTTAAACCGAAAAACTATAAAAAATACAAAGGCGATCCAACTAAAATAATCTATCGCAGTTTGTTGGAAAGACGATTTATGGTTTATTGTGATGATACGGCATCAGTTCTCGAATGGAATTCTGAAGAGGTTGTCGTTCCGTATATCTCCCCAGTTGATAATAGATATCATCGTTATTTTGTTGATTTTTGGATGAAATATCAAGATAAAGACGGACAGATTAAAATTGTTTTAATTGAAATAAAACCGGCAGTACAAACTAAACCTCCGCAAGTAAAACATACACCCACGGGAAGACCAACTAGAAGATTTCTTAATGAAGTTACTACTTGGGGTGTTAATCAAGCAAAATGGAAAGCTGCAGAAGAATACGCAAAAGATAGAAAATGGGAATTTAAAATAATTACAGATAAAGATTTAAGATATAAATAAGCGTATGGCAACAATATTCGATAATATATTAAAACAAGGTATTTCTAAAGGAATCGTGCCCGCAAAAAGCGGCGCTGCGAGAACTTGGTATAGGGATGCTGCTGTAAGATTATTGTCAAATACAACTGCAAATTCTTTTGAAAAAAGAATGGACGGTTCTAGAAAAACTTACGAAATGGAATATGGATATATGTATGCGTTTAAATATGATCCAAAAATGAAAAAAGAACTTCCATACTATGATACATTTCCATTAATATTTCCTGTCAAATTTGAAAATGATGGTTTTTTGGGTATAAACTTTCATTATCTTCCTCATATTTTAAGAGCGAAGTTAATGGACGCATTATATTCAAATTTAACAAATAGAAATTATGATGAAACGACAAGAGTTAAAGTTTCATATAGTATTTTACAATCTGCTTCTAAGTATAGATATTTTAAACCGACGCTTAAAAAATATTTAAGAAGTCATGTTCGTTCTAATTTTTTAGAAATTCAAGTAAATGAGTGGGATATTGCTTTATTTTTACCGACAGAATCATTTAGAAAAGCAGACGCTGGTCGAGTTTGGGAAGAGTCTCGCAAAAAAATAGGAAAAACATAAATGGCTTCATCATTTAGTGTAACAAATTTTAAAGAAAATATTAAATCTTTAGTTCGTCCAAACTATTTTAAAGCCAGCTTATATGGATATACAAAAGTTGCTGGCGGATTAAATGGAACTCTACAAAGTATAGATAATACTTTTAGTTTTAGATGCGAAAAAGCTGAATTTCCTGGAAGATCACTTGCGACTGTAGAGGATGCTGTTGGTGGCGGTCCAACATTAAAATTGCCATATGACGTAACATACAATGATATTACCCTATCGATTATATGTTCTGAAGATATGATTGAACGTACTTTTTTCGAAAACTGGATGGATAGAATTGTTGGTGCAGCTGGAGATAGATTTCCGGGTCTTATTTCATATTATGAAGACTATGCTCTAGGAGTTAGTCTTTCGGTAGAACAATTTAATGCTAAAGGAGATACACTTTTTTCATATACGTTGTATGATATATATCCAATAGCAATAACTCCCATGAGTGCAGCGTGGGAAGAAACTAACACCTATCAAAGATTTGGTGTTACTATAGCATATCGTTATCATAAATATGCTGTTACTGATACTAGAGTTTTTTAAAATTTTTTATTTTTTGGAGAAAGATTATGAGTTTACCTAAAATTAACACACCAATTTATGATTTGATTTTACCATCAAATGGAAAAACTATGAAATATAGGCCATTCTTAGTTAAAGAACAAAAAATTCTTTTAATTGCTATGGAATCCAATGATCAAAAATCCATCATGAATTCCATTAAACAGATTATCACTAACTGTTCTTTAGATCCTATTGATACTGATAAACTTCCAATTTTTGATTTAGAATACTTTTTTATTAAATTGAGAGCAAAATCTATTGGAGAAGAAATTGAATTGAATCTGCGTCATCCGACTGGATATAACTCAAAAGGCGATGTTTGTGATCATATTACTAAAAGATCTTTGAGTCTTTTGGACGTTGAAGTTCAAAGAACAAAAGATCATGAAGATAAAATCATCTTAGATGAAGAGTCTAAAATTGGAGTTAAATTTAAATATCCGACATCGGAATTTACGTTGTCGATTGAAGAGTCTGAGGAAATGAATCAATTAGATTTAGCGACAACTGCAATCGTAAATAGTATTGAATATATTTTTGATAATGAAAATGTATACAAACGCGACGATTATACTAAAGAAGAATTGATCGATTTTATTGATAATTTGTCCCAAAAACAATATGAAAAATTATCATCATTTTTTGAAACAATGCCAAAATTAAAACACGAAATTAAGTGGAAGTGTTTGGGATGTAAGCAAGAAGATCGTATTGTGTTGGAGGGACTTTCAAATTTTTTCGAATAGCATTAGGCCAAGATAGTCTTGTAAATTATTACAAGACAAATTTTGCTTTAATGCAACATCATAAATATAGTTTAGATGATTTAGAGAACATGATGCCCTTCGAAAGGGAGATTTATATACTATTAATTTCTCAACATGTTGAAGAAGAAAATGAAAGGATTAAAGCTCAGAGTAAGGGTAGATAAATGTCACAAAAACATAAAAAAGAAGACTGGATGAATAGCAAATGGAGACCAATGATGGGTTGGTCATATATGATAACATGTATTGCTGATTTTGTTATTTTTCCAGTTCTTTGGTCAGTTCTTCAAGCAATACAGCACGGAAATGTTTCTAGTCAATGGAATCCAATCACACTTCAAGGAGCTGGATTATATCACTTGGCGATGGGCGCTGTACTAGGAGTAGCTGCTTGGAGTCGAGGTCAAGAAAAAATTGCTGGTGCTAATTTGGCGCCAGCAATTCAACAACAAAATTCTTATGTCCCTGAAATGACAACGAATCGTGTTGTTTCTACAGATAATACTAAACAAGGACGGCCAGTAGTTAAGCCACCTAAAATAAATTCGAATCCAGATTCAGTTTTAGAGCGTAACTAATAATGGCAAATAACTACGCAAAAGCGTTAGGTCAAGTAGCTAAAGAATCTGTTAAAGATACTGTCGGCGGATTCGCTAAAGGCATAAAAGGTGCAGCATTATCTGAGATGCCTGGCATTACTTCTATGTACGGTTTTGTAAAAAGTATTAAAGATCGTTCGGATAAAATAGCGGAAAGTTCAGTAAAAGAGCAAAAAAAGACTAATTTGATTAGTGCTGATATGCTTAATCAGCTAAAATATCTAGCTGATATGCAAAAGAAAACAGCAATGTTTGCTGAAGAAACTGATAGAGAAAAAGCACAAAGAGACAAAGAATTACTTGATGCGATTAAAAATTTAAAATCGTCGGATGGTAGAGGTGGAAAAGATTCTTCAGAAAAAAAAGCTAAAGGATTTTTAGATTCTTTAATTGATAGTATATTTGAGAATGGGGGATTAATAGAAGCAGTTGCTGGAGCATTGGGTGGTGGAGCGGTTGGAAAAAAACTTTTAGGTAAAGCTATTGGGGGAGCAGCGTCCTCCGCTGGAGGAACTGTTTCTAAAAATGCTGCTGAAAAAATTTTAAAAGGTGCCGGCGGAATTGGTGAAAAGGCTGCCACTAGCGGAATAGTAAAAACTGGAGCTAAACTTGCAGCTAAAGGAGCATTAAGATTTGTTCCTTATCTTGGTTGGGTTTTATTAGCAGCCGATGTTGCTGAAGCCGGTACTGAGGTATACAAATATTTTAAAGGGAAGAAAAATTCAAATTCTCCAGATGATTTTGGTAGTTTTGATGCTGGTGCTGGAGCTGGATGGGACGCACAAAAACCTATCAAGGGAATGTTTGATAAGGGGCCTGCTAGAGGAAGAAGATCTGGAGTTCCTCTTGACAATGCCAAAAATATTGATGCCGCAACATTCATTACAGGAAAAGAGGGGTTTGCATCAAAAGCATATCGAGATACCAATAGAGTTGCTGTTGGATACGGACACAATTTTACAGATTCTGAACTTAAAGCTGGTGAAATTGACTTAGGCAATGGAAATAAAATTAAAATTTCTGGTCAAGGTGGTGCAGATACTACAGTAACACAGGATCAAGCAAAATTATTATTCAATAAAGACATTAAAAAATATGAATCGATTGTTACTGGTGCTATTGGTCAAGAAGCATATAATAAATTAAGTGAAAATCAAAAAACTGCAATTTTAAGCTATGTTTATAATACTGGTTCAATTCCTAAGGGGTTTGTAGAATCTATTAAAGCCGGAAATTATGCAAGTGCTGCCACATCAATTAGAAATGGCACTTCTACTGTTAATCCTAATAAAGTTAAAAATTGGAGCGATGAAAAACTAAAAAAAGTTAATGAATCTCTGAAAAAAAGAAGATCTGAAGAAGCGGATCTTTTCTCTCCAGAAAATTCTGAAAAAGGATCTATTGCTGGTGATACAAATAAAACAAGAGATGATATAAAATCTGCACTAACAAAAGGCGCTCCACAATCCAGAAGCACTGGTGGGGTACCATTAACTCCATTGTCTGTGGGTCCTTCATCTCCTTCATCTAGATCCACATTAGCAAAAAAATCAATAGAAGCTGCAGATGAATATGTTGATGATGGTACTGGTAGAATGGTACTTAAATCTGAATTAGATGCTATTAAAAATAAAAAAGATTCCGGTTTAAAACTATTAAATGATTCTATTATTAAATCTACTAGAGGGATTACGCGATTATCATCTGGAACTGATTTAAAATCGCCAAGCGAAACTCCTCGACCTATTCAAGTCGAAGACAAAAAATTAAATCTAACTGCCGAAAAACAATTAAAAGAAAGTAAGGACGTTGTTAGACAAACTGGTGTAGTTTCTAGGGCCACCACTAATAGACTAACATCATCAAAATTAACAAAAGAACAGCAGATTATTCAGAATGCAAATCAAACATTTTTGAATAATTTTCAAAGCACAACTGCGCGTCTATTAAATAAAGCAATATATGATTCTGTTGTTGTTGGAGCGTATGGTAAAAAAGGATCTAAAAATCTTGTAACGAAAGATCAAGCATCTGGCGAAATGTATCGTGGACAAGAATTATCTAAAATTCTTAAACTAAACAAAGGAAGTGAAAAACTCTTAACAAATGTATTCGGCAAAGAAATTGGTAAAGCATATGGACCAATGCTTGCACAACTTGGTACTTCATATCTCGAAGTTGGTTCTAGATACGTCGGACGTGAAATGTTTAAGGGTGTTCTTGGTAATGATCAAAATGCCGACGCATTAACTGGACAAATTATAGGTAACTTTGCGAAAGGAAACAAACAGGCTGCTACAGAACAATTGCTATATGGTTTAACTGGTGTTGCTTCTGGTCCGGAAACTATATTTGCTAAGTATGGGTTTAACTCTAGTCAACAGGGTGTAAACTTCATGGCTAACTATGGCGCAGCACAAATTACTGCGCCACTTGCTGGAATGATGGGCGGAAAAGAACCGACATATCGAGGACCTGGTGGACAAACATATGGTGCTAGTCAAACGCCAACGTTTGGCGCGCCAAATCAAGGATATGGTGCTAGTCAAACGCCAACGTTTGGCGCGCCAAATCAACGGCCAGCATATGATGCAATGGGTCGAGCTGTTGACAATAAGGCAAATCCAGTAAATCCAGCAGTAGTGCAACTTGCTATGGATGGAGATAAAGCTGCTAGAGATTCTTTGCCACAAATTGAAACGGCTCAATGGGATAGACTACAACAAGCAAAAGACCAACACAAAGAAGCTACTACTAATCTTTTAAAATCTGAAGCTGGAACTGAAGGCTATCGCGTAGCGCAAGAAACAAGAGAGCAATCTACTATAAGATTGCAGGAAAATGCAAATGATATTTTACGAGCAATTGCTGAGAAACCTAGTGGTGGTGGCGGTAGCGGTAGTATGGGTGGGTTTGGCAATTTCATGAACGGTATGGGCAATTTCGCATTTGACATGGGAGTATCATATCTTACAAGTAAATTAACTAAAAATATTAAGAATCCATATATAAAAGCATTTGCTAATTATGGTCTTTCTTCAGCAGCTAATTCATTCATTAAACCTATGATATT